ATGAAAGTATTGTATTGCCATCCGCTCGACCAACAGAAAGAACGTGACGCTATCGCGTTCGTCGACATAGAGCTCAACAATGACGTCCGCATGTACGGCTTGCGCCTGCTGCGCCAGCCCGACGGAAAACATTTCCTTTACAGCCCGCAAGCCGGTCACCGCCGCACCGCAACATTCTCGCGGCCGTTGGCCGAGGAGCTAACCCGCCTGGCCGTAGAAGCCTATCAGGCGGCCCGCGATGAGCGATAAACCTGCCGCCGATTCTCTCAAATACCAGTGGCGCCTCCTGGCCCTCGTTCTCAGATCGGCATGGGCGACCGGGCTGGATAAGACACTCGCTTTCGAGATCATCGATAACTATCGGAAGGAGTTCGGCAACAGCCGGGCGAGCCTTAGCTACCTGCAAAGGGCCTCGGGCGCCGATAGAAAGGCTGTCATCGCGTCTACGCGCCGACTTACCGAGTACGGCCCATTCAGCGTCAATCGCGCCGGCGCCGGTACCAGGCCGACCGAGTACAAGCTTCATTTCGAATTGGTGCATGAAAACTCTAGTGGTGGTGCAGAGACCACCACTACGAAAAACAGATCTAGTAGTGGTGTGCAGACCACTACAGGGGGTGGCGCGGAGACCACTACTAGGAGCGCTAGTGGTGGTGCAGAGACCACTCAATCCGTCCTACCTGATGCGGCCTACAAGGCCGGCATACAGGATAGGATGATTGAATTCGCCGCGCCGGGGGCGCCGCCTTTGGCTGGCCTCTCGGCCGCCACGGCGGGACCGACGAAAGAAGACGGTTTCGACGAGCTCTGGAAGGCGTACAGCTGCAAACAGAAGAAGGCGGAAGCGAAAGCAGCCTACGCGAAGCTGGCGCCAGATCGCGAGCTCCACGCCAGGATGGTCGAGGCGGCCGGAAACTGGTTCGCCCGGTGGGCCGCGCAGGAGAAGCCAGACGCGCCTCGGTTCACGCTGGCTCGGTGGCTCGAACGGGAGGAATACGAATGCGAACCGCCGACCGCCTATAAGGCGAAGGAGCACAAACGCACATCCGCACAAAAGCCAGCCGGGCCGCCACGTGGGCCGCGAGTGGTCGATATCGTCGACGCTGATGTCGATTACGATGGAGGGTCAACAGTCCTCGTCCTGACATTTGCCGAGCGTGATACTGCGACCAGCTGGAAGCGCCGAGTCACTCTCGAAGACAAGAACATGGATCGGCAACAAACGGGCCAGCGTGAATTCGCCCAACTTGTAAATGCGCTCGGCCTAGGCGATGTCGACGACAGCTCCGAGCTTTGCGGCAAGCCCGTTACCGTCATCGAACGGGACGGCGAGCTCACCTATGCGCCAGCGGTCGATCTCAAGGAGGCAGCGTGATGGATTACGGCGAACTCTACAACGCGACCAAAGCCGCCTTCACCGACGCTCTGGCCGAACACAAGAGCCGCCCCCGCCTCATGCGCATCGACGCCTTCGATGCTGAAGACGAAGACGGTACGCCGGTGCGGGTAATCGGCGTGCTCGATGATAACGACGCGATGAAGTTCGTGGTCGTCGAGGAGGACGAGGATGGGGCAATCTTTCCGGTTGCCCGTCAGCTGATCTACAGGAAGGGAGCTGCCAAGGCCGCCTAGATTGGATCGACCGGCATGGATCTCAAGACAAGAACCCTGCCGACGGCATCGAGGAATGCTTTTCGATTATTGTCGATCATTTCGGTCATGAGTGCAGCGTAATCAAGCGGCGAGATATCGACGCCGATGTACTCGTGCCTATTTTCGCTCCCAATGTCGAACCGCAAGACGACACCGGCGAGTTCGTCACCTGTGTCTCCAGCCAGCCAGTCCGCTATTACTACGTCGTTTGGAGCCTCATCCTTTGTCCTCCAGGCGCACGAGTTTGTTAGTTCCTGCAATCTCTACTCCGATGCCCTAATTCACCGAGCTGACGGGCGGGCCGCAGCCCGATTATGCCACCCGGGCGGCCAATGATAACGGAAAGGCCGGCATTCGCGCCGGCCCTTTCAATTTACGAGCATTCCGGCAATGCGAGCAGATTGTCGTTCCACTTTCCGTCAGCGTACGTTCTGACGTATTTGCCGTTCTGGCCTTCGACGACGCCGATATCGCCGCGATTGCCGTTCACCTTCGTGTAAAAGGTGTTGGTTTTCGCTTCGATCGAGGCGATCACTTCTGCACGAGTCCATTTCCAGCCGCCGTTGGCGGAATTGGGGTTGCCGAGGTGTGTGATGCCTTCGTGCGTGCTATTGCGATCCCGCTTGTTGATGCAGGTCACCAGTACATCTGCCATTTTAAAGGCCCTTTATCCCAGCTTGAAAAAGGGACCTAAGGCAAGCTGGGCGTCCGCGGCAAACACACAAAGGCTCGTCGATGATTCGACGGGCCTTTTTTCGCATGAGTCGCGGGTAGATTCAATAGTGGGATTTACTGGTTGTTAACCTTGGGGATAAACCGGTCTAGGCCGCGTGTCAATCGTAAAAACATACAAGTGACATACATCCTCCTGGAACTAAATGATTCCGTTGAATAAAAAATGCGATATCCCAATTTTCTGCCCGCTGAGTATCGACTGTTTTTAATCGAGGTTATCCACAGGGGGTGGTCGGCGGTTCGCCGGCGCCGCCATAGGGACCGGCGGCGCCATCGAGCGCTATCGCTAATACAGATTTTCCTCGCGCGTGCGCGCAAGCGCGAGTCGCTAAGCTTGTCTCACGCCGGCCGCAATTTGCTTGGCCTTAACGGCGGCTATTTTCGCGGGACGGACGAAAAGACGGTCGAGCAGATCCGAGGTGAGGTCCTCCAGCGCTTCAGCCTCTTCCCTGGTATAGGGATCGACGTCATGGGTGGCATCGTTGCCGTCCAGGGCCGCGACGTCTGCCAACTCCACAATGTCTTCGTCCAGAATTTTCATCTCGCCGAGAGACTTGATGCGAACCCGCAGTGCCTGCGCGGGCTCCCTGCCGGATAGCCTGGGATCGTGCACGTAGATGTGCTTTGTGGCGACGTCGAGGGTTTTCCGGTACATGGCGCCCGCCGCCTCGTACCACGTCATTTGGCGACACTCGTTTGCTTCTTTAAAGAGGCCGGCCACACGACCAGGGATGTGCTCGCTCAATTCGATTGCGGTTGTGGCAATGCGAATCGCATCTGGATCAAGGACACCGCTAGACTCGAGATTGCCTGAAACATTTGCCGGAGGCTGCCCGGTGGAACGCATGTTGTAAACGTATATTGACGCTTGAGAACACGCGGAACAGGCTCCGGCCACTTCCCATTGAAAGCCGCCCTTGCTGATATTGGTTTGACCGCAGACCATGTGTTGAACCCTGCGAGTGCCGCATCGTACGCAGTCACGAACAAAAAACGCCATTCACATTCATCTCCATTTTTCGGGCGACTGTAGCGATGGACTGCGACCGGCTCAAGTAAACGACAGCTATCTCATGTGCGTTGACAATTTTGTCAGTTTACACCACCGTCATCGTATCGGTCCTCGACGGCCAGCCGCTAACCAAGAGCCGCGCCCAGCGGCCGGAACAAACTCTCTTTTTCCAAGGAACTACATCGATGGCATCAAGAGCGCGGCCGGTAGCCGCGAACGATAATCTGTCGTCTCGGCGGCAAATGCTGAGGGTTGCAGACGATATTCTCAAAGCAAATCCAGAGCAGAAAGAGCCATCGCTTCGGATTCGCTATCGCGGAACACGGCCAGCGTGGAACTGGCTGAAGAAGCATGACGAGGCCGGCGCTGCAGCTTTTTGGCTTTTCGCTAGAGAGCGGCTGCCGGAAGATGCCGCGAATGACAACGAGCCTGTAGATGGACTCGGCGCTGACCGCCGTCGGGGTGGCAAGTTGCGCGGCAGGAATTCGGCGCCGCTCGGTATCGACGCCTATCTTTCGCTTCCCGGCATCAAACCAAGGCTCGGCGACCCGCATTGCCAGCCGTCTGCGTGGTCTGGCTGGTTTTCAGATGTCACCACCATCAAACCACAACGGAAGCCTGGTGACTTCCCCCTGCACCGGCATGGATCGTTTACGAAATGCGCGCCAGCCATTGCGCCTGGCGCTTTCTTTCTTGGCTTGGCTGGTGGCCTCGGACAGGAAAAGATGGGCAAGCGCCGTGGCGACGTTCGCCGGGTCGACGCGGCAGATCTCCCTGACGTTCCGGATGACATCAACAACATCATTGAGCTGGTTCTGTCAGGCGCGAACGTCGCGGATATTGGAAGAGCACTTGGCGCCCGTGGCGGATACGCCGATCGGCGCGGTGGTGCGGCGCTATTGGCCGCCGGCAAATGGGCGAAGATGGCGATAGCGGCTTAGCATGTGCCAAATCGCGGACGCTTAGCGCCCTATAGGACATCAAAGAACAAAGGTTGTTCCGACAACCATATTTGCCCGTCGCTCCAGTTCCGGCGCCGGGCTTCTTTCTTCATGCATCCCGCTGCGGCCGCTGCCGGCAGCGCGGTTGATCGAGCGGCTCACGTTTCGGCGTGAGCCGCCTACGCTATCTCGAAACTTCACACATCAAGGACAACTCGCATGGCTTTTTCAGGCCTTCATGTCGTCTGTGGCTTCGCGGGCTCCCAGATCGCCCGCGAGAAGTCTCAGCCGATCTTCGGCAAGATCGCATGGATCGAAGCGCCGTCATCCGGCGTGACGTCCACTAACTTCGCCCCGCCCGTGAATGACGCGATGGGCCAGGCGATTTTCCGCATTCGCGCCGCCGCAGATTCGTGGGTGTCGGTCGGCCCGTCGCCGAATGCGACCAGCGGCACACGCTTCCTCGTGCCGGCATCCACCGATTACGACGTATTCGCCGAGCCGGGCGACAAGTTTCAATGGGTCGCCGCATAATGGCGACGCTTCGACAAGCGTTCGAGGCGCTCGACGATGTTTTGCGGCTACCGCCATCCTCCGCGCGAGGTTATGCCCAACGGCTCCGCGCAGCTGGCGTCATTCCGGCAACGCAAGGTTCGCCCGCGCAGGTGACGGCAGATCACGTCGCCGCAATTTTGATTGCCATTGCTGTCGGCTCTCCGCTCGTCGATGACTATATCAGCCTTCGGCCAGGAACTGGTGGCCCGTCCTTCGGGAGGGTATTGGCCGGTTTCATAGATGCCCCACATGACGTGTTCGAGGTCACAATCGATACGCTCGCGCCGGGCGCAACTGTAACCTTCCGAGGTCAAAACCACGGAATGCAAACCGTTGCTTTTTACCTGCCATCGCCGCCGCCGCGACCGTCCTTCAACCGTGATGTTCGGTTCGGCCCAGATATCTTCATCCGATTGCACGCCGCCCTTGCCTCTGCGCCGGAAGTGCGCGCCGGCCGTCCGCGGCTCCGCGATCGATATTCAAGGAAACATTGAATCATGTTGGGAAAGCCCAAAACCACGCCGTCGGCGAAGGTGCGAAGCCTCGCTGACGCCGATCCCACTTATGCAGCGGCGAAGGAGCTGGTTGCGCGCCTGAAGGCGTCGGCCGCAAAGATCGATGCCGAAGAGTCGGAGCTGCTCACCCGCCTTGCCAGTCGGCCGGCGACGACTGAAAAGACCGGCCGCGTTGCTGCTCTTCTGGGTGATGCCGCACCAGATGACGACGAGGCGCCTGATGGTCTGCGAGCCCGTCTCAAGGCTATCGCTGTCGAGCGTGTCGACCTGCGGGCGGCCATCGACATCGCCCAACAGCGCCTAACCCAGGCGCGCTTCGGCGCGTCGCGAGTGATCGTCGCCGAGGTTGCCTCGACCTACTCCGAGCGTGTGCAGTCGCTGGCAAAGGCGCTGATTGTGGCGCACGCCGCCCACAACGAGCTTCTCCACCTCATCAACGATCTCAACGTCGAGGATATCGCATGGGCGGGCGTGTTGGAGCCGATGCAGGCAAGTAACATCTTCGGGCATGATGGCGGCCGCCTGGCCACGTGGCTGAGATCAGCGGCCGCGGCTGGTTTCATCAAGGCATCGGACATTCCGACGGAGCTACGAGCATGATGGAAAAAGCATGCGGATTGCCCGCTCGTCGCGCAAAACGTGAAGTCTGGATCGGCAACGAACTGATCCGCAATGCGCCCTCCGATCCAAAGGATATCGTTCTCCTGATCAGGGAAAGGCGTGCCAGCACGCCAGCGCAGAAGGTCAGGGCGAAGATGGCTGCAGACCTTCGTGAGCGCGGACAGAAGCCCTGACACCTGGGCAACGCGGCCTGGTGCATGGCTGCATGCGGTCTGCCCGGGCGGAGGGGCGGGTCGACTTTCCGGACCGTCGCCGATCAGGGGACCGGTGCCGTCCCACCGTGCATATGCGCCGTGCCCCGGTTGAAAAAATATTCCAGAGCAGCAAAGCCCTGCTTTCCGCAGGCATTGGCTGGTTATTGTTCCCCTAAAACGGTGAAAAACGATGGCAAAATCGCCAAAAGCGCCGGCACATTTGCGCCAGGCGACGCAAAAGTGGTGGCGAACTGTTCTCGCTGATTTCGATCTTGAGGACCACCACCTTCGGCTTCTGCAGTTAGCGGCGGAGGCGTGGGACCAAGCGCAGCTCGCCCGCGAGGTCCTCGATAAGGACGGCCAGACCTTCACCGATCGGTTCGGCCAACCGAAAGAGCGCCCTGAGGTCGGCATCCTCCAAAATGCCCGCATCGCCTTCGCACGGCTACTCCGCGAGCTCGCCCTCGATGGGGTTGACGCGCCCGAGGCGCCGCGTATGTCCCGAACCAGAGACTATGGGCGGCGCGCATAATGCCGATCAAAAGACGATCGAACCTTCGCCGCGCCGGCGAGGTTGAGGCGTGGTCGGGCTATTTTCAGAGCGGCTGCGATTTCTTCGATGATCTCGCCGCGATCGGCCTCACGGAAGAAACGGCTGAGCCACTGGCCGAAGAAACGTGGCGCAGAATCGGTCTTGAGGTGATCGAGCACATCGAGAACCTTCATCGTAATTTCTATCCGCCGCCGCGCCCGTTTTGGGCTGAAGAGAATTTCGGGCCGCCAGCCAGCCGGGCTGGAAAGCGCCGGCGCTAACCACAGGAAAAATCTATGACAACCACCACTTCCCTACCACGGGCAGCGAAGCCTTTCGCCATCGTCGAAGCCGATTTCGCGGACGGCACATACAAGTTCGGCCTATCCTGGGCGCTAGCCGCCGAATGGGAAAAAGAGACGAACCGCAGCTTGATGGCCACGTTCCTGCAGGCCGCGCGCGTCCATGTAGCCGTCATGTCGGACATCCGTGAGATCGTCCGTCTTGGCCTTATTGGCGGCGGCACCGAACCGGCGAAGGCGCTCCGACTCGTGCGGACCTACGTCGAGGAGCGGCCAGCCGTCGAAAACTTTCCGCTGATGATTTCCATCCTCGACGCCTTCCTGAACGGCCAGCCCGAGTCGGCGCCGACCGAAGCCGAGGATGCGTCGGCAGATGCCTGACTACGACAACGCCGCGTTTAAGAAGCGGCTGGCCAAAATCCCCCAGATGGTTCGCAAGGCCATGCGAGAGGCTATCGAGAAAGACGCCGAGGAATGGGTTCGGCTCGCCCAATCTATCGCGCCGGTCGATCCTGAAGACGGTATCTTTCTGAAGCCATCCATTCGAAGCGAGCCGACCGAGACTGGCGGGCAGATTGTTCGTGCCGGCGGCAAGACCACCACGCGCCAGACGGAGAACGGCCCTTACGACTACGCAGTCGGCCAGGAGTTCGGGACGCGGCACATGCCGGCGTCGCCATTCTTTTGGCCAGCTTACCGCAGCCTGAAAAAGCGGTTCACAAGTCGCCGTCGCCGCGCGGTGAACAAGGCCATAAAGGAGTGGAACGATGGCAGCAGGTGAAGCCACACTCTATGCTCGGATGGAGCTTCGGCTCAATGACGCCGAAAAGCGGCTTGCGAAGTTCCAGCAGACGGTCGACAAGTCCATGGCTGGCGTCGAAGGTCGGTTCTCAAAGGCCAACGACAACATTGCCAAGACCTTCGAACGATCGACTGGCCGCATAACGCAATCCGCCGGCGCCCAACGCGCGGCGGTGCAGAATCTCAGTTTCCAGCTGAACGACATCGCCACTTCCTTGGCCGGCGGCGCCTCGCCCTTCACCGTTATGGCCCAGCAGGGCAGTCAAGTGGCCCAGGTCTTTCAGGGCTCAGGTGGCGTCATCGGCGCTGTGCAGACGCTCGGCGGCGCCTTCACGCAGATGGTAAATCCTGTCGCGCTCGCGACGTTCGCGATTATCGGCCTCGGCGGTGCGGCGGTTCAGTATTTCTCCTCCATGCTCACCGAGGGCGATAAGTCGGCAGCCACACTCAAGGAGCAGGCCGACTTAATCCGCGCAGTCGCTGCGGAATGGGGTGGCGCGGTGCCCGCTCTAAAGGCCTACGTCGACGAGCTCGACCGCGCGAAGAACAGCGGAGACTTGATCAAAGCGTCGGACACGCTCGCGGACCAGCAATGGGAGGTGGCCCGTAAGCAGGTTCAGGATCTGAACCTCGATATGGCGGCCCTCGTCCAGGATCTGCGCCTCGCCGGCGCTGAAGATGAGACCATCCTTCGGCTGCAAAACGCCTTCAATGCAGTTTCCTCTTCCGTTAAGGACGGAAAGGAAAATACTGCCGCGATGCAAGAGGTGCAGGACTCGCTCGCCGCGGCAATCAGCCAGACCGGCATCCCCGCGCTTGATGGTTTCGCAACAGCATTCGGCTCCCTTGCCGGCACCATCGCCGGTGCGGCGCGGCAGGCTGCCGTTTTCCGACAGGAGGCGATTGACGCGCTCACCGTCGGCAAGAATGGGCCAAAACTCGGGGCGCTATCGCCGCTATTTTCGGACAACGGCAAACTTTACACGCAAGACCAGTTCGAACCGGGTGGCGAAGTTCCGACGCCAGGCGCCAATCCTTCACGCGATCTCAGCGTCACCCGTGATGACATCTACGGCAAGCCGACGAAGTCGAGTGGTGGAGGTGGCAAGTCGGCGGCGGAGCGAGAAGCTGACGCAGTCAAAAAGCTCATCGAGCAGTTGGAATTCGAGCAGCAGACGCTTGGCCAGACCGACCAACAACGGGCCGTATCGAACGCTCTGCGCAAGGCTGGCTCCGCCGCCACCGATGAGCAAAAAGCTCATATCACGGAGCTGGTGACGGCTATACAGTCCGAAAAGGACGCACTCGCAAAAAACAAGCAGGCTATGCAGGAGCTGCAAAGCGTCGGCAAGGATCTGCTCGGCGGCTTCATCAGCGACCTTCGCCAAGGCAAATCTGCAACAGAAGCCCTCTCCGGCGTGCTGGACAAGCTCGTCGACAAGATGATCGATGCGTCCCTGGATAGCCTGTTTAGCGGCGCCTTCGGTGGTGCGGTTGGCAAAGGCGGCCTCCTCGGCGGCTTTCTTATTCCAGGCATTCTGCATAGCGGCGGTGTTGCCGGTTCGGATGGGTATGGCCATGGACGCGCCGTTTCCCCGAAAACGTTCGCCGGCGCCAAGCGCTATCACACTGGCGGTGTGGCGGGCCTGCAGCCTGGCGAAGTTCCTGCGATTCTGCAGCGTGGCGAAGTCGTGTTGCCGCGCGGCACCAAAACGAGCGGCGGCGGAAAGACGCAGATCCAGGTCGGCGTCTCAGTCGACGACACCGGCGGCCTGCGAGCTTATGTGAAGAGCGTTAGCCAGGACACGGTGACTGCGGCCAGCCCGCGCATCTTGAGCGCGGCCAACCAGCAGGTGGTTCCGACCATGGCGAAATATCAGAACGACAGCGCCGGCGGGGATTACAGGAATGGCTGAGAGCATGGATCCGAAATTAGCCGAAACGGAAGACGAAGCCGCCCTGCCGCCCTCAGATGCGCAGGAAGACCCGGGCCTGCCGCACGACGACGGAACACTATTCGACGACGGCACCGGCTACGCCGACTGACTAGCCAAACCACCAAAATCAAACATCACAGGCCCGCGCGCGGGCCTTCTTCTTTTCTAGGAGTGCATATGCCCGCACCTACCGCAGCAGTCGTTTTTCGCGACTACGTCACCGACGGCGTGCCGTCTTCAGGTAATCACAAACCAGCAAAATTGGAAGCTCGCGCCTGGGGCTCCTGGCTTGAGTCGTTCATTACCGCGATCTCCGCCAATGCTGGCGCGATATACGCTACGAAGGCTGAGCTAGACGCCGACCTAAGCAAGGCCGCCAATACCATGGCTTGGGTCATGAGCGACGCGACCGCGGCAAATAATGGTGTATACCGCAAGAGCGGCGCATCCGGCACTGGCAGTTGGACTCGAATAGGCGATCTCCCATATTCGTTCATCGAGGCGCTCGACACCGGAGCCGGCACGCCCAACGCGATCCAGGCGACAAGCGATCTTCCGATTTCGGAAAGCGCCTTGGTTATCGTCAATGTCTTTGAGGCCAACACAGGCTCTCCAGTGACGATCGCCTTTAATGGCGGATCTGCCCTAACGATCAAGACGAACTCCGGTAACAATGTCGTCTCGGGCGGCTTGGTCGCCGGCATGAGGTTGTTCGGATATGTCTCCGGTTCCGTCTTTCAGCTAATCAGCGACCAAGTGTCCGCATCGATCGTTGCAGCGGCTGAGGCGGCTGCGGCTGATGCAGAGGCTGCCCAAGCTGCAGCTGAAGCCGCAGCAGCTTCGGTCACCTTGCCGACGCCCGTTGCGCTGAACTACATCCGCGTAAAGGCGGACCTCACTGGCTACGAGACGAGGACGCCGACGCAGGTTCTTTCCGACATTGGCGGCGCGGCGGCAGGAAGCTTGGACCGAAGGGTAAAAGATTTCGGTGCTAAGGGTGATGCCGTCATCATCCGTGCGGCCGTAACGATCGCGTCAGGATCTGCGGCACTCACCGTGACCGGTGCGAACTTCCAGACAACGGATGTTGGCAAGTCGATTGCTGTTGAAGGAGCTGGCACCAGCGGCGCGACGCTCTATTCAACGATCCTGTCCCGCACCAGCGCGACGCAGATCACGCTCGCAGCCAACGCATCGACGGCCGTCTCCGCCGTCACTAAGACAGTCACCTATGGCACGGACGACACGGCAGCCTTCAACGCGGCAATCGCCGATATCGTCAGGCAGACGGCAAGCAATGACAACGCCATCTTCGGCGGCTCGCTCACCGTGGATGCGAAGGGCCGGTATTATCTGGCCAGCCCGATCGCCATCAACAAGCATGGCATCAAGATTAAGGGCGGCGGCTCGCACACCGATACCTGCATCATCGTTGCCCACGAGGGCTATGGCTTCTCATTCGAGAACAGCGATAGTAGCACAGCGCTGATGCGGTCCAACCGCGTCGAAGGCCTGCGCTTCCTCTCGACCGCAAGCACGAGAGCGGCAAACAGCGGTGCGATCTTCATGAACCGCGCGCTGCAGTTCGTCGTTCAGGATTGCTGGTTTGCTGGACGTCAGCAGTTCGCCGTCCATCTTCAGGACTGCCTGGATGGCATCATCCGTGTGAACCGGATCGATGGTCCAGTGGAAGCTTCGATCAACGGCTTCACCTACGGCTTCTGGCTCGACAGTAACAATGCCCTTTCCGGCCCGAACCAGATTACCATCGAGAACAACTGGATCGAGAACTGCGCGACAGCGGGAATTCGCGTCACCGGCAACACTTCGTTCTCGGGCAACCAGGTCAATATCCGCGAAAACCTCATCCAAGGCGGCAGCGGCAACGGCATCATGTACGACAAGCAGAATGGTCTTAACATCCTGCGTAACTGGTTTGAGGACAACGGCCGTGACGCCGTGTCTGGCCGCGCCGCGATCCTAGATATCGGCGACAATGTCAGCCACCTCGTCACCTTCAAGGAGAATGTTTTCGGCGGCAATGGCAACGCCAACGCCGATTTCCGGCAATTCAGTATTCAGAAGGTCAACGGGTTGAAAGTGCTCGAGAACTTCTTTACCGGTGGTAGCCACATCCGCTGCACGACGACGACCGGTTACAAGGTCTATATCGCTGACAACTGGTCATCCGGGACAACGCCGACAGTGGATGCGATGACGACTGATGTCACCTATGCGCGCAACACCTATGGCGATACCGGCACGGCCTGGACGACCGGCTAAGAGCTGCGGCAGAGGGTGGGCCGAAGCCCACCCTCTGGCTTTGAAATTCCGGCCTAGGAAACGCGAACGACCTCGTTGGACAAAAGGAGCAAAAAGCTGCCATCGTCGAGGCGCTCTGCCACGTCCCCATCCTCGGTGACGTAGTCGGTCCTTGGTTTTGCGAACCGCGCTCGAGACGTCCGCATTTGTTCGATGACAGTATAATTTCGACCTTGAGCGTTCGAACACTGAAAACGCTTCGTTTCAACGTAGTTCGTCATGTTCTTTGCCTCGGAGAATTGCACCTCGTAATATTTGGCAACTAGGGCGCAGAGGTCAAGAATATGGGGCGGAGCCCCTGTGACCGCGTTTCTTTATGCGCCGCAGCCTTTAGCCGAGATGCCTCACCCAGTGCTCCTCGGAAACTATCGAGATCGGCAAGCCTTTCCGCCGATATTCGACGGCGTTCATGATCTTCGTTCCGAAGGTCGAGTGCTTCCAGGAATCCGTCACGTAGGTACCAATGACCAGGACATTCGTCCTTTGGGTGAGCCCACCGGCAGACGCGCCCCGCTCAGTCACGGCCGCTTCGCAGTGTTTTCGTTGCCCATAGTTGAACGTGCCAGTGAAGCAGTACGACACTCCTTCGAAAGCTAAAACCGGGGCCGGGTTACATAGTGGGAGAGTGGTCGCCTTCAGCGTTTCGCCAAGCTCGAAATCTCGATTCGAAAAGCGGTTCAGCGTATCCAGCAGCTCGGCCTTCTCTTCCTCGTCCACCACCCCATCAGCAAGGATCTCGCGCACGCGGCGATAGAGCGTGCCAAGCAATGGAGCCTCGCTGAGGCCAGCATTTGCGACCAGCCACTTTTCGAGAAATTCGACTTCAGCTTGGTTCACAATGCCGTCAGCAACTAGGCCTCGGGCAAGCCCGATTAGCTCATCAATCTGCCGGCTCGAAATGCGGTCGTTACCTAGTTTGTTATAAAGCGCGTCTTCCATTGTTTCCCCCAAGACGTAGCGAGTAATGAGGAAAACAGAATTTCAACCGTTAGTCGAGATTAGCGAATGGATCTTTATTGGGATTTTCGTGCGAGATTAGGCCTACGTCTTCACGTATCGTCGTCTTCCCTGTCGGCGATGTCCTCGGCCAGCTCGGCGGCATGCTCGGACAGAATGGCAGCCACATTGTCGAGAAGCTGCGCCAGACGATGAATCACCATGCCAAGCCTCTCAGAAATCAAGGGCTCGTTTTACCTCCGCAATTTTTACATCGAAAAACTGCGGGCCAAACAGGAACAGCTTTTCGAAAGCGACCCGGATCATCGATCTGTTGACGACTGAAACGTTTGACACGTTGCATGTTGCGCAACTGGGTGAGTTGTAGCAAGGTGATCTTGGCTGTCGGCGAGACCAGCATTCGCGCTGATCTCGCCCCGAGGAGCCACCTAGCGCGGGAGAATACGGTTTGCCTGCAAGCTGATGCCGTATTCCCCGTCGCCAGGAGCTTCAGTGAGACAGCATCAAAGCCCAAAATCAAGCGGCGGCGCTGGGCTGTGACGGCAAAAGATCCATCTTCCCCGCGCTATTCACAGGAAAACCGTACCGTTGCCGCATTTTACCGATCTGGATGTTCTCGTATCCACTTGTCGTATGGATCCTCTTTATCATCCGGCGTCAACCCGCTGATATCATCGAGCTTCGCGTCGATCGCGTGCTTATCCCACTTCCTTGTTCCCGGAATGCAAGGCGGCATCTTGTAGGTCGCCACCCAGAGCGAGAATGTCGATTCTGCAATTCCGCAGTATTCGGCCGCTTCCTTGCGACCAATGAGGCGCGGTCCATCGGTCATTGTTCCTCCCTCGGATGGATGAAAGGCAGAAAGTTCGGATCATATTTCTGCTTGGAAAAATAATCGAGGACACGTTGGCCGGCAGGCAATCCGAAATCTACGAGCTCCCCATCTGGACCCGATAGAAGGGTACCGATGACTTGGTACGCCTGCTGTAACATCGCTTCCAAATCGGAATGCTGTTGTATCTCCAATCCGGCTTGGAACGCGGCGCTGATATCGTCACGTCCCCATCCGGCTGCTGGGTTCAGTGGCTGGGCTGATTGAGCGTAGTCATGTGCTTGTTTGGAAAATCTGTCTGTCATTTGCATCACCTCGGATAAACGTAGCGCCGCCGCCGCGAACGCCGAAAGCTTAGCAAGGTCTCCTACTGTGGTGTGCTGGTGAGGCGAGATGAGGATGGGGGAGGTCGCTTGCCTCAGGCTTGCCGCTCTCGCAGGCGGCAGCCAGGGCCGTTGCCGTTCTGATCGATGAAGATAATTCCGGCATCAACAAGAGCCGTTCTCAATTTACCAGCCGTCGCCGAATTCAAGCCGCCCCGTTCGTTTTCAAAGCGCGTGATCGTCGCCGTAGTCACCCCCGCCAGCTCCGCTAGATCGCGTACACCAATCTTCAGCGCAGCCCGAGCCATCCTCAATTGTGCCGGTGTCATGTTGTTACCCTGTGACAAAAATCTATTACGGGGTGTTGACTTCAGATTTGTCACCCTGTATCAGATACCTATTACACAGTAACAAGTCAACGAGGAGCCAAACATGCTAGCCGCACCGGCCACAATCGACAGACCCGCACTGCCGCGTTCGCTGATCGGAAGAAGAAGACATCGCTTCTTCAACCCCGACTATCAATTTGAGTTCGAGATCGGTCAGACGGTCGTACTCGACTGCACCGGCGAAACCGCCGTCGTCGCTGGCCGCATCCAGGTGATGGGCTGCGTCGACGAATATATTATCGAGATTGTTGGCGCGAAGTGCGATCCGCTGCAAGTGCAGGTCCACCAGATCCGCGACGACACCACACGTTCCTGAGTTTCCAATCCTGCCGGTCCATCACCCGGCAGGCCAGCGGTGCGCTTGAACACGTACCGCGGACGGTGGCCGTTCCGCTCTAGGACGGTCGCCGATCTTCCCAGCCGATGGCGGTCGGCTGAGCTGCCCGTCGTCGAGCCGCATCGTCGGCGGGCAGCATGAACACCGATGGCCGGCGCGAGCACCACCTGCTCCTACACATGCAGCGCGCCGGCCGGTCTCTTGCCAAAATTGTAAAACGGTCCTGAACTTGTCTGACGCTTGACCATGAGGGGGTGTTTACACTTCACTCTTTTAGCAACAGTGCAACCAGAGACACCGGACGTGAAGGAGATCGGAGTGGCAGAAAAAGAAACGAAATTCGTTCCGCAGAGCGAAGCCTCTAAGAAGGCCAGCAATGAGCGCCTAAAGCGGTTCGCGCTTGGTCCGATGACAGACTTATACAACGAGCAGCAGAAAAAGTCGGCTGAGGCACGCGACAAGAAGCCCAAAGGCAACAAGTAAATGCCCGCTGCCGCCAACGATAATAGCCCGCTTTACCTGTCTGAGGCCGCCGTGGCTCACCGCGTGCTCGGCCCGAAAAGTAAAACTCAGTGGGACGCCCTCGCCATGGTCTGGGAGCGCGAAGGGCTGCCGCGCGTCGACCCCATGACCGGCTGCCGGTACTGGCCTGCCGTGCGCGCATTCCTAGACCGCCGCCATGGGCTGCACAATGCCGCCCTGCCCGCGACCGTTGACGGCGCCGAGAACTGGACATGACAGACGCCCCCGGCCTCAAGCGGAAACGCAACAAAGACGGCACGCACCGGGAGTATTGGGAAGCCCGCGCAGATCTCGTGAAGCGCGGCTACCGGCCGTCGACGGTGCGACTTCACTACCCGGATACATCGGAAGGTCGCACTCAGCTTGCGGCCCGCTGCCGGATCCTGCAGGCGGAAATGCTGGCGTGGGCGGCAAACGGCGAACACAGCGCACCGGGCTATGATGGCACGCTGAAGAGCCTCTCTCGGCTTTTCCAGACCAACGCGGATTCGCCGTTCCAGTCGCTGAAATACAATAGCCGCGAAAACATCACCAAGTCGCTCGTTATCATAGAGCGCACCGTCGGCGCGCGCCAGATCGGCAAGCTGTTGGGTCCGGACTTCAAGCGCTGGCACGCCCAGTGGGGTGAGCCAAAAGAACCCGGAAAGCCCCCTCGCCCGTGGCGAGCGAAGCACGCGATGGACACGGTGCGCCAGCTGATCGCCTACGGCGTCACGCTCGGCTACGAGGATTGCTTCAGGGCTGACACGATCCTGTCCAAGATTCGGTTCAAGACACCTCCGGCCCGCACTTCTGTGATGACGGCGGAACACGTAGCTGCAATCCGTATTGCCGCTCATGCCGAAGGCTTTCCGTCCATCGCATTGGCTACGGTGCTGCAGTTTGAGCTGACAATGCGCCAAAAGGACGTCGTCGGCGAGTGGGAGCCCGGCGCAAGCGCGGGCGACGGTGGCATCACCTACAAAGACACCCGCTGGGTCAACGGACTCGTCTGGTCCCATATCGACGAAAACATGATACTGCGAAAGGCCCATACTAAGACGGGCTTCCCCGTGGAACATGATCTCAAGCTTCATCCATCGGTGATCGAGGAAATTAATCTCGTGCCGCCGGAAAAACGCGTCGGCCCATTGGTTATATCTGAAGCCACAGGCGTGCCTTACAAGAACCGGAAATTTACCGAAAGATGGCGGAAGGTCGCGAATAAGGCCGGCATCCCTAAGACAATCTGGAACATGGATGCGCGCGCCGGCGCTATCACAGAGGCTTACGACCTGGGCGCGGCCGAGACTGACGTCATGAAATCCGCCGGCCATAAGAACCGGCAGACGAGCGCCCGCTATAATCGTGGGACGATCAAGCAGACCAGTCGCGTTGCCGAGATGCGGCTGGCAAAACGTAAGGAGAACAGCGAATGAGGGACGCGTGCGGGACGTTTGGGGGACGTTTACCACAAGCTATTGATTATGCGCCTTTATTCGACGCCGGGGAACACATCCGAATCCTTTTCCTCGACAAGCGCAACGTGCTGATCGCTGACGAGGTGCAGGGCCGCGGCACGGTCGACCATACGCCGGTCTATCCCCGAGAGGTGGTCAAACGCGCGCTCGAACTATCGGCAACGGCGATCATCCTCGTCCACAATCATCCCTCCGGCGACCCGACGCCCTCACGCGCCGACATCGACATGACGAAGGTGATCATCGAGGCAGCCAAGGCGCTCGACATCACCGTGCACGACCACATCATCATCGGCAAGGACGGCCATGTCAGCCTGAAGGGGCTGAAGTTGATGTAA